GTGGCCAAGCGCGGTGGCATAGATTACATAACGGACAAGGTTGCATCAGGCGTGACTTTGGCCAAGCTTGCGGAAGAATATAATTGCAGCAGGTCTTACCTAAGCGCGGCCATTAATTCTGTGCCGGACTACCGCGAGGCTTTGGAGCGCGCTAGGAAAGACAGCGCCGATGCTTTTGTTGAGGAAGGCTTGGCCATATTGGATGATCTTACGCACAAGCCTGACCTGACATCGACTGACGTTAGCTTAGCGCGTGAGCGTGTTCATCATCGCCGGTTTATGGCGGGTTCTGCGAACGCCGACAGGTACGGCACGAAGCCTTCGGCTCAGGTGACGATTAGCTTGGGCGACATGCATTTGGATGCGCTGCGTAAGAATAGGTCAAGCATTATTGACGTTACGCCGGAGCCAGACAATGAGTGAAGCACAGGCAAAACTGATGAAGGATTTTGTGACGCGGTACGCGCAAGATCCTGTGCGTTTTGTCAGGGAGATGCTTGGCGCTGAGCCGCTGCCATATCAGGCAGAGTTTCTGCAAGCCATTGCGGCTGGCGAGCGCAAGATTAGCGTGAGGTCTGGTCATGGCACGGGAAAGTCTACATCCGCGTCTTGGGCCATGCTTTGGTTTTTATTGTTGCGGTTTCCGAATAAGGTTGTTGTGACTGCGCCGACCAGCGGCCAGCTTTTTGATGCGCTTTTTGCCGAGCTTAAACGTTGGATAAATGAGCTACCCAAGGAGATATCGCAGTTGCTGGTTGTGAAGTCGGATCGCGTTGAGCTTGCCGCTGCGTCCAGCGAAGCATTTATATCAGCCCGTACCAGCCGTGCAGAGACGCCGGAAGCATTGGCTGGCGTTCACTCAGAGCATGTTTTGCTGGTTGTGGATGAGGCTAGCGGTGTGCCTGAGAAGGTGTTTGAGGCTGCTGCTGGATCAATGTCGGGCCACAACGCGACCACAATACTTTTGTCTAACCCGACCAGATCCAGCGGAACGTTTTATGAAAGCCAGACGAAGATGGCATCTAGCTGGTGGACGCGTCGGTGGTCATGCGTAGATAGCCCGCTTGTGTCTGAAGAGTTTGTTGACGAGATGCGCGTGAGATATGGCGAGCAGTCTAACGCGTTTTTGATAAGGGTCATGGGTGATTTTCCTCTTGCCGACGATGATACGATTGTGCCGTATCATTTGGTGGAGAGTGCTATGAAGCGTGATATTGAGCTTGCGCCGAATGCGAAGACTGTGTGGGCCATAGATCCGGCAAGATTTGGCAGCGACAGGACGGCGTTTTGTAAGCGCGAGTCTAACGTTATAACGGAAGTTAAGTCGTGGCAGGGTTTGGATCTGATGCAGACCGTGGGTAGGGTCATGGCTGAGTACGAGGCGTTGCCGCCCAGCCAGCAGCCTGATGAGATACTTGTGGATAGCATTGGCGTTGGCGCTGGTGTGGTGGATAGATTGCGTGAGCTAGGCGCGCCTGTGCGTGGCGTAAATGTTGCCGAGGCTCCCAGCATGGGCGAGACATATAATAATTTGCGTACTGAGCTGTGGTTTAAGACAAAGGCGTGGCTAGAGGATCGTTCGTGTAAGCTGCCGGAAGATGATGACTTGCGGGCTGATCTGACGGCTATACGGTATAGCTTTACCTCGTCCGGCAAGATGCAAGCCGAGAGTAAGGACAGCATGCGTAAGCGTGGCTTGCGTTCGCCGGATTTAGCTGATGCTGTTTGCTTGACTATGGCGTCTGACGCGGCGACTGCGTTGTCAGGCCCGATGATGTCTTGGCGCGGCGCAATACGCAGGAACTTGCGCGGTATAGCCTAATCTCGCTCAATATGTTACGCTGCGCGTAATTTATGGAGGTTACGATGCCCAAAGTTGGATCGAAGCACTACGCGTACACGCCCAAAGGCATGGCGAAAGCCAAGGCCGCTGCCAAGAAGTCTGGCAAGAAAGTGTCATACGCGAAGAAGAAGAAGTGATGTGGACGGCGCTGCTTCTGCTTTGCAGCGTCGAAGGCAAATGCTTTGCGTTTGGCAGTCCTGTGATGCAGAGCGAGAGCCAATGCATACAGTCCATACCGAGCGGTCTGAAGTACGCGCGGCAGATGTTTCCTGCATATCGCGCAACGGATTATCAATGCGTCCAGTGGGGCGAAGGAGCTTAGATGGCTAAGGGTTTATATGCCAACATCCACGCAAAGCGTAAGCGCATTGCTGCTGGATCTGGCGAGAAGATGCGCAAGGCGGGCAGCAAGGGCGCGCCTACCGCGAAGGCGTTTAAGAAGTCAGCGAAAACCGCGAAGAAGAAATAGCATGGCAGATAGATTTTTAGATTTTATTGATATGATCGACGGCGGTGGCGCTGGCAAGTTTGGCAAAGAGTTTGAGGGCGGCGGCATATTTTCTATGCTGGCCAATGCTCTTGCAACGCCATATGGGTCAGAGGATGATGAGCGCAAGCGCAAGTTGCGTCAGATGCGTGGCTTACTTGCGCCGGACGAAAGCATCGCGCCAAGCGCTGCCCCACGTCCTACAGTGACACGCGGCGGTGGTGGCGGGGCTGGTCAGGCACAAGCACAAGTCAGACCGCAAGCGCGCCCTGCGCAGAGCATGCCGTTTGGCAGCACGCCTGTTGGCGGTGGTATGCCTGCTGCTCCAAGAATGGCATTCGGCAATACGCCTGTTGGTGGTGGTATGCCTGCTGCGCCTGCGCAGAATATGGCTAGGCCACAGATGCCTGCCTCTGGTATGCCGCAAGCTCCACGCGCAGCAGTCCAAGGGCCAAGCCCGCAAATGGGTATGCCTATGGTAATCAGCGACAATGATGCTTTTCAAATAATGGTTTCTCAATTAGGTCAAACTGCTGTTGATAGAATGTCAGGGCAGCAGTTTATCCAGACGTTAAACCAGATTAAATCTCAAGGGCGCGGTATGTAATGCCCCGCACCAAGTCAGAGAAAATAGCAGCAGCCAAGAAGCGCCACGGGTTTTCTGCGGTAAATAAACCTAGACGTGGCGGGCCAAAGAAGTTTGAGGTGCTTGCTGTTGAGGGTGACACGGTGAAGAAAATTAACTTTGGCGACCCTAATATGTCTATTAAGAAGGATCAGCCCAAGCGCAAGGCGTCCTACTGCGCAAGGTCGGGCGGGATTAAGGGTAAGTCAAGCAAACTAAGCGCTAACTATTGGTCGCGCAAAGCATGGGATTGTTAGATGGCTATTTCAACATACACGGATCTAAAGACGTCAGTAGCCAGTTGGCTAAACCGCGATGATCTGACGTCTGTCATCCCTGATTTTATTTCGCTGGCAGAGGCTGGCATCAATCGTGACTTGCGGCATTACAAGATGATCGAGCGCGCAGATGCCACGCTTGATAGCAGATACGTGCAGATGCCTACGGATTGGATGGAGACTGTCAGGTTTAGCATCACGTCCGGCAACACGTATCGCCTTGAGCTGGTTTCGCGTGATGACATGCTTGAGTATCGGCAGAAGACAGCGGATGCGTCTGGCCGCCCACGGTTTTACGCAAACATTGGCGATACGATTGAGGTGTTCCCGACGCCTGATGCTGACTACACGATGCAGCTACAATATTACGCTAAGACGCCCGCGCTGAGCGATAGCAACGCATCCAACTGGCTGCTGCTGGACGCGCCAGACGTTTATCTATATGGCACGCTTATTCAGTCGGCACCGTATTTGCAGGATGACGCCCGCACGCAGACTTGGGCTGCGCTTTACGCGGCGGCGTTGCAGTCGCTGCAAAAGGCGTCCGATGACACGCGATTTGCTGGTTCCGGCCTTAGAATGCGCGTTACTAGCTACTGATCTGAAAATGGTGTATGGTTCACCTAGATATATCTAACGGAGAAATCCATGTCTTTAACAAATGCATTTGAGACAAGTACGCTAAAGTATTTGTTGACCACCGACAGCGTAACGCGCCCTACAGCTTGGTACGTTGGCCTGTTTACATCTGACCCGACAGATACCGGCGCTGCTGGCACAGAGGTTTCTGGTAACGGCTACACCCGCAAGGTTGCTGCATTTACAGTAACTAACGATACCGCATCAAACTCTGCGTCGATTGAGTTTCCTGCGGCGAGCGGCGGCAACTGGGGAACGGTGGGCTGGATCGGCATCATGGACGCGTCTTCTGGCGGCAATATGATTATCCACTCTGCTTTGACAACCGCCAAGGCGATTAACGACGGCGATGTGTTCCGCATTCCTACGGGCGATCTTGACGTAACGGCGAGCTAATGGGCTTGCGCTCAACATATAACTCAGGGGTTTATAACTCTGGGTTATACGGCGAGCCTGAGACAACGCAGGGGGCGGCTTCTGCGGCTATTGGCGTTTCCGCGTCTGCGTCTGCCGTTGCGATTGTAGACGGCGCAGCGTCCACAGCTATTGCATTTTCCGCATCGCAGCCAACTGGCGTGCGCGTTGTTGATGCGTCTGCAAGCATAAGCCTTGGCGGCATTGTTTCCGTCAGCGCGGTAAAATACGAGGTTATTCACGGCTTTAGAGCTGGCTACGGGCTTAACACCTACGGATCGTATATTTACGGCAAAAACATTAGCATTGAAGAAGGTAGCGCCTCTGCGAATATTGCTTTTGCCGCGAGCGTTTCCGGCGGTGTTAC